CCCAATCAAGTGGGCTATCTTCAGACAATTGAGCTAGTGCTTTTCTTGCACTACAAAAATTCCAATCAATATCAGCCAAAACAAATCGCAAAGCATCTTCATAAAATATTTTTAAGGTTTTTGCTTCAGTTGTTGTATCAGTATCCAAATTATTAATCGTATTTTTAGAACTAATATTTGTTAATGCTATATTTCCAATTGAGGTTTTACTTGGCATAATTTTTTTCCGCAAAAAGAGTTCCCCGAGAAAATCGGGGAGCTATATTATTAATCTTCAGGAACTTCCAATACTTCTTCATAAGTGTCATCTTCAGTTGGTTTATCACCAGCTTTAAAAGCTGCAATAGCTTCAATCATTGTTTCTTTTTGGTAATTAGCCACTTTGATATTATTATCACTAACAAAAGTTTTCATTGCGTGATAGCTTAATTCTTCAGGGGCAGAAGCATTTGATTTTACTGGTGCAATAACTTTTATAGGCTCATTAACAACTGGCACGACAAAAATAGGCGCATCTTTAGGGTTTAGCGTAGAAGATTGATAAATATCACCAGGGTAATAAAGCTCAGGCTTTCTGCCTTTTTCAGACCAATAGCACTTCTGAGTTATTTTAAATTTCATTTTTTTTCTCCAAAAAAGTATCCTAATAAATAGTGTTAAGCATTTATCAGGATACAAATTTATCTAAGATTAATATTCATTAGATTGAAAGCCTTCAACAATTCTTGCCGAAAACTTACCAGCCGTAAGAGGGCCAGTTGCAACTGTGTATTTAACCTGAGCATATTGCAATAACCCTTGAGGGATTGCGCCACGATACACAACATATCCAGCAACAAGCACTGCTTTACCAATCGCACCAGAAAGAGGGAAGCTCACATCAGGCGTGAATGTTGAAGTTGAATCACTTTCAAGAGCAAAAGTCACAGTAGCAGAGCCGTCAGCCGTCACAGTTTGAGTTACAACAACCTCAAGCATAAGGGGATTACCCTTAGCATGATCTTTTGCATCACCAAAATTAATATAGTTAGTTGAAGCAGCAGTTGCCGTTACTGCTTGATCACTGCTAAATTCGTTTTCATAATCAATAAACATTTTATTTACCTTATATTATTATTAAGTGGTTAAAGGGATCGATTTCGACCCCTTTAAGTTAATTAAGTAACCCTTGCTTCAGCGTTTGTTAAAGCATCAGTTCTGCGAACTGGTATTTCATCAAAAGCCATCACATGTTTACCAGCAACTTCCATCATGTTAATTTGAACATTTTTGGAGTTTTTAGTTTGACGACGCAAGAAACTGCGGATCTTTTTGTTCATGTAGAAAACTTGTTTTCCACGACCTTGCGAATGTAGCAATTCAATTGCCGAAGCCATCAAATCAACAAGATCTGCACCAGTTGCAGCATCTTTTGTTAAATCAGTAACATCAATATTTGCAATACGAACGATATATCTCCAGTCACGAACACTTAATCCAGTATTCATTTTGTAATGAGTACGATAGATTTCATAGTTTCCTTTAGTTTCTGATTCCTTAGTCACTTGACCTTTGTCATTTGACTGCAATCCAACTTTAGAACCTTTTGGATAGATCAAATGACAAATATTATCATCCCAAGTGATCAACCAAATTGAAGCGTTTGTTGAGCCTGTACCACCTGCATCAATGATATTATCGCCATTTTCAGCAGATAGATCACTAAAACGAGGAGTAAAGCCCATAAAACGCTCAGGATTTATAGTTGTATCTCCATAGAAAACTGTATCTGCAAAGTTTTGACCCAAACCTTCAATGAACGCCATATCTTCAGATAGTCTGAAAGCGTTTGTATCAGATTCAAGATCAGCAAGAGCCATATCCACTTCAGAATAAGTTTCAAGCATTCCCATTGTGTCATCAACTTGAACAGTTGTTGATTTTTGAGGTTGCACACCATAGTTCAACTTTCTCCATGTTCCAGAAGGAAGTCCAGAACGAATAGTTGTTCTGTGAATTGTTGCGCCATTTGCTTCTTTTACAACGGCATCATCCATAATTTCATTGGTTACTGATAGAATCTCAACGATTTTATCAACCTTTCCACCTGGATCACGTCTTTTTGCCCAATCAGCAAATGATAAGTTGGTTGTGTTTAATTCAGCCATTTTAAATTACCTTAAATTATTTGTTATCAAAAAGTACATCAGCCGTAGTTTTTTGACTTTGGCCTGAGCCTCGATCAAATTCCTGCGGCTCACTAATCTTCTCACCAATACGAGCAAAAACCCTGACAACTTCAGGATTATTACCCAGTCGGCTTGATTCTAAAACATCATGAAACTCCTCAGTTCCATACTGCTTAATTGCTCTTTTGGCACGTTCAACTGAAGCATCGTATTTATCGCCACCGATTTCTTTGTCAGTTTTAATAGAATCTTTCCACCCCTGTTCAACACCAGCCCAATGATCCTGCAAAGCAGTTTCAGCGTTAGCAATTGTTGCAGCATAACCATCAACAAGCTCTTGCATTGCTTCAGGTCGGATATTGTGCTTTTGCCCAATAGCTTTAACTGAATCAAACAGTTCCGTGTTAATCGTTATACCTTCAGGCAAGTCCTCAGGCAATTTTAAGTCGGCATAATCAACTTTCTTATCATCACTTTCCTCGGATTCTTCACCTTCTTCACCATCTTTTTTCTCTTCCCCTTCAGGATTAGAATCAGTTTTAGTTTTGTCAGTTTCATCTTTGGTATTGGATGGATCAGAAGCGTCTTTTGCTTTGTCGCCATTAACCTCAGTCTTATCACCACCTTCTTTGCCAAACATTACATCGCTGGCAGAAGGTGGGGAATTTGTTGTTGAATCAGCTACATTTGCGTCAGTTGCGTCATTTGTAGGTGTTTCAGTATTGGTTGGTTCAGTCATTTTTATGCTCCATAGTTTGATTTTTAACGATTAACCTTGCAATGGCTTGTGGATGCGCCTCTAACGCCTCTCCTAAAGCCCATAAAGCAACATTATTCTGCCCTATATTTATATCGGTAGATTGGCGGTCTCCTGTTGCTGGCGAACGATACAACCCACAAAACTCAAACAATCTCCAAAAGAATCTACCCCCCTCTTCAGTTGACAGTATCTTTTTAAGATCATCTAACTCTTGATTTTCAGCTATCTTTTGGTTGCTCATATAACCTCACTTGCCTTTCGAGCTTTCTTTTCCTCAATAGATTCCTTTAAGTGTTTATTTAAAAGCTCCTCCCCCTTTTGCCTTCTCAGCTCAATAGCATCTGCAAAAAAATCTTCACTTGTATAATCAAATCGAACTTGCCCTATATGCTGCGTATCCATAGAAAGAGGAATGTCACACATAGGTTTATAACCCAATTCTTTAGCCTTAAAGAAGAATGATAAATCCTCACTCACCGCTTGCTCAATATCAGGATTGCCCTTTTCGTCTTTTCTGTAATAAGCATCGAACCAAGGGAATGGAATTTCATCAAATATTTTCATATCGATCATCACCATTCCAGTTCCCAACTCTTTACACTCAACTAAATTTCGCTCGTCATTAGGATTAATTTTCAATCTATTTCCCTCAAGATCTTTATTCACCTGCAAATATGGGAATATTCTTTTAGGAACTGTTGTACCAATAATTGATTCTTCTAGATTCATCATTTGATCTAAAAGTCTTTGTGCTGCAAACGGCTTAAAAACCATATCACTATCAATAAACAAGATGTGGGTAGCTTTCATTTTTTGCGCTTGATAGACTTGCGCATTTCTAGTTCTAGCTATATCTGCACCTTTAGTATTATTTATAGCAATAGGCAGATTTACAGCCGTACTATGATTTGCTAAAGCTGCAAGAGCCATAGCAAAATCCGCATGAACCATATCTGTTGAAGGAATTGCAATAAAGATTCTCTTATCTTTATATTTGTTTAATTCCTCTTGTGTTTTCCTAGTTCTTTTTGGTGTCGTCCTTTTCGTCATTGTAATGCTCCAGTTATTTGTTGTAACGCTGAATTTTCTTTGCCTTCAGTTTGTGCTAGATCCTTTGCAATTGAAGCACCCATTCGCGCCTTAT